ATGGAGGAGAATCTACAAGCACTCTTTCTTTTTCATCAGGTCCTACTTTAGGAACTAATGAGCAAATGTCTTTAGATGCTGATGGGAACACCAAGCAAGAAGGAAGTGTTGTTATAAAAGAAAAAGCATCAGCTATTGCAGATACAGATACTTATGGACAGATATGGGTTAAAAATACAAATCCTGAAGAATTATGTTTTACAGATGGTGGTGGCACAGATATTGTAGGTATAGGCAAATATCATTATGACACCAAAGTAACTAATTTTTATTCAACAGCAACAGCAAATTTCTTGCCTTTATCAGGTGGAGTTATAGAAACTACAAGCACGTTAGGCAAAACTGAAAATGTTTGTATAGTGCCTCCTTTTAATGGAACACTAGAGAGAGCAGTTTTTAGAAGTGAAATAGCTCAAGATGGTGATTTAATATTTGCTATACATGAATCATCAGATGGTACAGAGGCTCCTGCTTTAGGATCAGTAGGCTCAAAAACTACAGCAATAGACATAGCAGATGATACTGCTGTTATAGTTGATTTTGATTCAATGACATCAGGAGTTAATACTATTACCAAAGGTAAAATATATGCAATAAAATTAACAGCACCATCTGCACCAAATGATACAGTTGTAAGTTTGGTTTTTAAATGGGATATAACATCTTAGGAGAATAAATGGCTTTAACAAATAAAACAATAGCAAGTACCTATGGAGATATACTGCAAGCAGATAATAGTGGTAGTGGCAGAACTGCTAGTGGTACAAATATTAAAGATGGTTTAGGGCAATCTACTGCTTTGACATTAGGACAAAATAAACTTCATGTAAAGCCTTCTTCAGACCAAACAGATGCTATGATAGTAGAAACATCAGGTGGTACAGATTTATTAAAAGTAGATACAACCAATAGTGCAGTTAAGTTAGGAACAACTCAAAGCTATGCTAATACACAAATACAAAAATTTATAGCTTTAGACATACAACCTTCAGATGGCACACATCATGGAATGTTTATTGATGGAGCAATAAATGCAGCACTTACTCCATTAACATTTGGAACAGGAACAGATCCTGCAACTACATATAGTTTAGGCTCATCAGAAGCTAATGCAAATGCTTTAACTATGTCTATTTGGTACATTCCTGTGGCAATAACCATAGATGAGGTTAGAGTTATAGCAGGTGGTGAAGCAGCAGATACAGTTAATTTTCATTTATTTTCATATACAATGGCTAGTGGAACAGGAAGTGATGCAGGAGATTTATCTAGTGGCACATTATTAGCACACAATGGAAGCACTTTAACAACAGGTGCTGATAGAGTAACAACAACAACATTAACAGTAGATTCTGCAAGTGTAGCAGCAGATAAGGTAGTTATAGCAACTATAGAAAATTCAGGGGCAACGACAGATCTGACAGCCCAGTTAATCGTAAAATATCATTATCAGTAAGGAGATAAAATGGCTCAATATACAAAAGAGATAAAATTAAGTACAGGCAAGGGCTTAGATTATACTAAAACAATAACAGGTAATTATAATGTAGTATTTGATAAAGTTATTAAGGTAGATAATTCTAATGCAGGGATAGATTTAGTTAATTATGGAACAAGTGTGGCTAATGATACAATGACTGCACCTAAAGCAATACTGGTAGAGAATACTGGTAATGTAGGTTGTGAGCTACTTATATCTACAGCAGAATGGACTACAGATGCAGATAACACAGCAGATTCAATGAGTGATGCAACCCATTATTTAGCAATGCTATTACCTGCTGGTGAGTGTGTATATTTGCCTAATAATAGACTTGTTGGAACATCAGGAGCAGTTGGTGGTGGTATGGGTGTTTTGGTTGATAATGCAGTTCCTGATTCAAATGAATATACTGATAGTGGTGCAGATGTAGATACTGCTACAGATGGGGCAATAGCTTCAGGAACAACTACTACTACACTTTATTTAGAAGATGGACATAGTAAATTTTTTAAAGCTGGAGATTTAATAAGGCTAGAAAATGAGATATGTGAAGTAACTGCTGTAGGAACTGGAGCAGATCTAGCTAATAGTACACTTACAATAATTAGAGGATTATATGGATCAACTGCAGCAACTCATGCAGATGATGTAGCAGTTAGATTTCCTTTCTTTAATATGCACCATGACTTTGATGATACTTCTTATAATGGTGGTGGTAATGGTAGTGCTACAGTAGTTAAAACAAATGGTAGTGGATTATTTAGATCAATGAATTTCTTTGGATATGGAAGAACAGCAGATACTGTATGTGATGGACTTGTGCCAGCAAGTTGTGCTGTAAAGTTCTATTCACAGGGCTATCAAGAATTTGGATTAGCAGGTATTACTTCTAGCACAAAGACAGGTTTAGCTACCTCAACAACATATACTTTTGCCCTTACAATATCAGGTGGCTCATCAGATGATGTTGCCTTTACAACTGATTCTAGTGATGTAACTTTTGGAAATGTGATTGGAAAGATTCAAAGTGCAATTAATGATAAGTTTACAACAGGAACAAACTTAAAGAATAAAAAAGCAACCATAGGTATTGTTAATGGAGATGTAAGAATTACTGATAGCTCAAGATTATCTACTGGTGCAATATTAATGGCAGCACCAAGTTCAGGCACTACACCATTTGCAGTGGGAATTATACCTGCTGTTGGTGTTTTAGAGAAAGCTGTTGCTGCAAGATTACCTGATGATACTGTAAGAGATTCAGTTACTTATGCAGAAATAAAAAATACATCTGCCTTCTTACTTGATGATGGTAAAGGAAATTTAAGAGGTGCAGGTGGTAGTGGAACTATTAACTATGAAACAGGTGAGATTAATATAAATGCTTATGCAAATGCAGAGTTTGTAGTAAGTGCTAATACTAAAGCAGCACACTCAGGTGGTATGGAAGATGCAGCTACTACAATAAATGGTGCAGTTACTTTAGAAGCAAGAAGTTGCAACTCTAAAGCAGATACAGAAATAAGAGTTATAAGTTTAGGATAATAGTAGAGTGGAGCAGATTTTTGATATAATAATTGGGGTTGTTGTTCAAGTTTTTGCTCCACCCTACACTTACTATGGAAATTAAATAAAAGAGGTAAATAATGGCAGTTACTAGCTTTAAATATGCAAGTATATCAGATTTAAGTAATTACTTTAGTCAATCAGGAGATTTTGATAGTAAGGTTCAAATATTTCCAACTTTAACATCAGGCAATCTACATTTGTTTAGAGATTGTGGTTATGTAGATACTCTTTTTATTAATGGGGAAGAACAAGCAGCAGCTCAATCAACAAGTGGTGCTGTAGATTCAAATGGTGAATGGTTTTATAATAGTGCAACAAATCAATTAGAATATTACAATAGCAATTACACATCTACTACTATAAACAATCAAATATTTGAAGGTGGTAAAGATTTCACAGATTTTTTAAATCAACAATTAGTCAATGCTAGCATGGAATTAAATAACTTACTTGATGCTAGATACCCAACACCACTACCTAAAAACACACAAATTTCAGAAAGTGCAGCAAGTGGATTAACAGCAGAATATGATGCTTTAGTTATAAAAGCTACTTGCTATATATGTGCTAGTAATCTTATTAGAAGTAAAGATCCAATGAGTGAGCAGGCTGATTATTTTTATAATTTAGTAACTAATGCAGAAGGCACAGGTATTACAGATAGATTAAACAAAGGTGAGTACAAACTATCATTTGAAGTAGATGATAAAGATTCTCAAGGCTCTATTAGAAAAATTACACAAACAGGTACTATGCAACTTGTTGAAACTGCAGGTGAATATTATGGTGAGCCTTATGATGTGCTTAGAATTACTTGTACAACATTAGGTGCTTATGGTGTAGCTAAGTGTAAAGTAGAATATTATGGTAGCGATAAGTTGTTTGGTCAAGAAAGCACAGATAATATAGTAACAGGAAGCCTAGATGGTTGGAGTGGATTGGGTGGATTGCAAGTAAGATTTCAAGGTGCAGCTATGGCAGAAAACGACCAATGGGAAATACCTGTAGTATCTGAAACAAGAAAAATATCAAATGCTTCTACAGGAACAATAAGTTTAAGTAGAAAAGGAAAAATATTATAGATGGCAGTTACTTACACAAATAATTTTAATAATATTATGGATAAGCTGATGGAAACTGTAAAGACAGAAATGCCTATTCCAGTACAAAAAACAACAGAAGCTCAACCATTATTAAAAGCAAATGAATCTATTAGGATAATACCTAATGGATCAAGTTTAGTAGAATATGCTTCACACATGGAGCAAAGAGAATATAGCATAACAATACAATATGTATTTACTGACAGGAGAGAAAATCACAACTTTTTAGATCATGTTATGAATCAATGCTCTAGACTAGAAGCACTTATACATGATAATCTAACATTAACACTAGCAGATTCAACTATAGCATTTGATTTAAGAATGAATGATATGGACTTAGATGCAGATATTGATGAGGAAGGTTTTTTTGTAGCAGAGTATGATTTTACTTGCCAGCATATTGGTAATCAAGGGTAGGGGTATAAAATGAAAATAAAAGCAAAAATAGAAAAATTTGTAAATTTTAATGCTATGAATGTTCCATGCACAGGCTTAGAATTTAAACAATTAAGAGATGGTAAAACTATTGAAGTTTCTAATGAAGTAGCTGATAAATTATTAGCTAAAGGAATAGTTGAAAAAGTAAGTAATAAAAAATCTAAAAAAAGTAAGGAGAATAAATAATGGCAATAGACCAAACAGTTATTCCTATAAGTAATGTAAAATTAGGTATAAAGCAAGAAACTACCTTTGGAACTTTGCTTGATAGTGATGGCACAAATTCACAAGCATTTAGGCAATTACCTATGGTGCAAGTAACAAAACCTACATTTAATATTACTAGGGAATCAAGATTATTATCAGGCAGAGGAACAGTTAAAAATGCTGCTGATACTGTAATAACAAATAAAAATGGAACAGTAACTTGTCCATTTGATTTTCTAGCTACACCTGAATTATTGTTAGAACATTTAGCTATGGTAACTAATACTTATGCAGCTCCAGGATCTAATAAATATGTTGTAGAAATAGATGGAACTAATAATGCTACAAGTATAGGTGGTACAATATCAAGTGGCATTCCACATACAGTAAATCTAGCTTACTATCCTGCTGCCTCACAAGGCATAACAATTCCAGGATGCACAGTATCTGATTTAACATTAGCATGTGATTATGGTGCAGATGGTGGGAATTTGAGAATGAGTGGGAACTACTACTCAGGATTCTCTAATATATTTTCATCTTCAGGAACTGGCTGTTTGTTAGAAGATAATTATGATGGAACATGGGTAGAGCCTGATGCAGGTGAATTTTTTAACATAGGGAATCTTGGTGCTAAATCACTTGAAATTGATGGTTCTTCACAAGATATTATATTAAAATCATTTAATTTAAATATATCTAATGGTGTTAATAGAGTTGGTTCTGATTCTAAGGGTGGTGCTGAGGCTTATGCCTTCCCTGAGTATGTAGCTACAGGAAACATTGTAGTTAAGTATGATGGAGAAGCAGGATTATCTGCTGGTGAGAATGTTGTTCAATCATTTATAGATGGACAAACTTGCCTCTTAACATTACAGTTTGGAGATGCAACACCATCAAGTACAGGTGAAATGATTATTTTAGCAGAAGTTCAATTTACAGGTGATCCTACTCAAGATATTAGTGAGAGTGGTATCTTTTGGAACATTCCTTTTGAGTGTGTTCAGAATAGTTCTGATGAAGCACTAGAAATATCTTTGTATAGTGATACTGCATTAGGCTCAATGTAATATTTTTTAATTTGATTTAGTTTAGTATATTACTATTCTAAATGGAGATTAAATATGTCAAAGAATGCTAAAGTAAAAGGTGAGAATGTTAAAGAATTAACATTTGATGTCAAGGATTTAAATCTTGATGAGAGAGTTGAATTTAATAACATAGTATCTATAAGAGGTAGTTTAGATAAAATGCTTTTTGGAGATTATGTTAAGATGATAAGAATTGCAACAAACTTAACAGATGAACAGATTAATGATTTTACTGATGTAGAGATTGGACTTGTAGGTTGGAAATGCTACGAGGTAGTGAATAAAAAAAAATTGAAGAAATAACATTAAGGCTTAATGTTTGGTTTGCAGTTAAAAAACCATCTTCAACAACACTAAAAGAATTTCCATATACAGCCTTGAATCCTGTTACTCAACAATCAGTAACCATAGAGAATAAAGAACAGATATACGAGGTATTAATGCAATGTAATCAGGAAGCAATAGAAAGAGGATTTGATGTAGGAGAAGCACTCTACACTCAATTATTCTTCTTTGCAGATCCTTCACATTTGTATGACATTGATGCTCAAAACTTAATTAAAAAGTATATTTTCTGTGATACATTTAACTGCCCACCTTATCCTAGTTTAGAAGAAACACCTGCTGAATTAGTAGATAATTTTTTATTAATAAAACAAGAAATAGCAAAAGCTAGTAAGGAATAAAATGGCTAATACATTTACAGAAAGAATAAAGCTGATATTAAGTGGTGCAAAGAAAGCCACTAGAGATGCTAAGAAATTTGAAACAGGACTGCAAAAAATACAAAAGGCAGCAGTTATGGCAGGTGGCTCATTCTTTGCTGCTCAAGGCATCATTCAAGGCTTTAAAAGAAGCATTGAGTTAGCAGGTAAGTTTGATAATGCTGCTTTAGGTTTTTCAAAACTTACTAGCACAGTTGGTGGTTCTGCTGTTTCTATTAATAAATTAAGAGATGCAGTTGATGGTACTGTTAATGATATAGACCTAATGACTATGGCAAATAATGCTTTAACACTAGGAGTTGCAGATTCTACAGAACAATTAGCTGAGATGTTTGATGGAGCACAAAGGCTAGGTAAGGTATTGGGCCTAGATACTAAAAATGCTGTTAACTCACTTGTTACTGGTATGGGTAGGCAATCAAGACTTATGCTTGATAATTTGGGTATAATTGTAGATGCAGAAGTAGCCTATAGAAACTTTAAAGAAGAAATGGACATAGGAACTGCATCCTTAACTGAACAACAAAAGAAGCTAGCATTTAACAATGAAACAATTAGACAACTTACCAACGCTGTTAAAACATTAGGTGAAGAAGAACTAACAATGGCAGAAAAGATAGCACAAGCTAATTCTAGTTGGGATAATTTCTTAACAGATGTAGGAGATGTTTTTAATCCATTCATTAATATAATTACAGGTGGTGTACAAGGCTTGAAAGATTTTGGATTATTAATGGACGACTTAGCAGATGCAGAAAAATTTGCACCTCTTGCAAGTAATTTTCAAGAGGCTAAAACTGCACTAGCAGAGTTTATGCACGTCGCAGCAGACAATCATGATATTTTTGAGGGCATGATTAGTTCAGAAGAATTAGCATCTCTAACAACAGAGGAATTTACCAACAGAGCTATATTTTTTGGAAAAGAATTAGATAAGCTTGGTTTTTCAGCACTTGATACACAACTTGCATTTGGATTATATTTTAAAGCACTTAAAGATAATATAGGCAATCAAGAAAAATCTGGTGAATTAATAGATAATCAGAATGTGCAACTAGAAAAACAAATGAATTTTATGATTCCTTTTATTGATTTAAATGGACAATTAGGCTCTCAAACTGATGCTCAGATAAAAAGAGAAAATGATTTATATAATATAGAACAAAAAAGACTACAAACAAGAAAAGACCAAATTGATATGGCAATGGCAATGGGTGCTGCTGAAGAAAATTTAGCTAATGCAGTATCAAAAGCATCTGCAACATATATAGCAGACCACATTAGAAAGATTGTAGCTACATATATATTTGAAGCATTTAAAGGGCAGGGATTTTTAGCAGGTTTGGGAGCAGTTGCTACTGGCTCTGCATTTGGTAATCTTGTAGGTCAAACAATAAATTCAGTTGCAGCAGCAGAAGGATTTGATGGAGTAGTTACAGAGCCTACTTTATTCCTAGCAGGTGAACAGGGTGCAGAATATGTTGATATTGAGCCTACTACTAATGAAGGTGCAAACAGAGGTGGTTCTACTATTATCTTTCAAGGTAATGTAATGTCACAAGATTTTATTGAAGATGAGGCTATACCAATGATTAGAGAAGCATTAAGAAAGGGTGGAGATATAGGTATAGGTTAATGTTAGAAATACCACAAAAATTCCAAAATGATATACAGGGCAGAGATTATAATCTGACACCACTTATAATTATAGATGATAGAATTTATTTATCTACAATGAAAGTAGAGCTGGAAAACATATATAGTCCTTTAGTTAAAAAGATAGGTAGCATTAATCAAAGCATAGATTTAAACAAGAAGAATTTTAAAATATCTAATTTGAATATCAGTTTATATAATGCAGAATATAATGATAATTTACTATCAGATCAGTTGTTTAATCCATCTGCTATTAATAAAAAAGTAGAAGTATATCACATGACACAGTCAGCAGAAAGCCTTGATGATTGTTTAAAAGTATATACAGGACTATTAAAACAAGTAAAAGAAAAGGCAAATGATGTAAGCATATATCTTGAAGACCAAGCAGAAAAAACCCTGCACAAAAGCCTTCCTATTGAATATGTAAGAGATGATGTTGAAGTACCTGATAGGTATAAGAATAAAAGGGTGCCTATGGTATATGGATATGTTGAAAATGCTCCATGTGTTTACCATAATATATATCAATCAGCTTTTGAGAATGGAAGCACTAAGTATTCCATAACTCCTGATAGCTTTGCTATAAATTTAATTCAAAATCCTAAAGTATTTGATAATGATATATATTTAAACATTAGACCACAATCTGTATTGTTTTCTCAAGAATCAGCAGGCACTTTATATGAATCTACTGAAAAAGACCAATTTTCTATTTTAAGTAATATAATATTAGTTGATAAACAATTAAATGTAAACACAGAAGATGTTGGTAATATAAATAGTTATGATGGAACTCCTATGGCTTATAATATGGTAGAAATTACACATAAATCCCCTGTTGTTTTTATAGGTGGAACTTATGATTTGCATTATACAGAATCAGGTCAATTAGGACAAAAGAGAAGTGCTAGTGTGCAGATGTTTCAAGATATTCATGGAAATACTCCATCTACAACAGTTAATGGATCCTATTTTGATGTAAAAGATTTTGGTGAAATTCCAGAAGTTATTGCTAACCCTGAATATTGGTTGTTTGGTGGCAATACAGGTATAGATACAGCAAACTATGATAATATATATGGTGAAACCATTATGAATTTTGAAGCCACGCAGTTTGCATCAGAAAACAAAATAACAAAATCCCTCCCTATAAGTGATGATGAAGAAAAGGAAGTCAAGGGTTGGGTTAGGTTAAGTTTTTCTTTAGAGGCAGAGGTTTTGGGAATTGTTAATCCAGCCTACTTTTCTGATGAAAGCTATCCTCATTTATTTTTTAGATGGACAGATATAGGTGATCCTATTTGGAATGTTAATAGCAATGATGATGATGGTGTAGGAATATTTAGAAAAAGTGGTGCTACAAGCCCTAATTTACAAACATCAGATTTGAGCAATAGAGTTTTCAGTATAACACAAAGAGATTTAGATTTTGATTCAGGTGATTGGATTTTAGAGCCACAAAATGATGGATTTAAATACTTAAAGACAACTAGTCTAGAGGTAGAAAGATTTGCTATATTAGATGATTTTATAAGTTATGATATTTATGCAGATGTGTATGGTAGAGTTGATAATGTTGATGGAACTTATACTGGAACTCAACAATATACATCAAGTCAGAGGCAAGATTATTTTGAAGGCAGGGTAGATACAGATATGCAAGTAGGTGCAACTGGCAGATTAATTAAAAGACCTGTTGCAAGGCAAATTGCAAAACCAACTAAAAGACCTACAACAAGAAAACAAAAAATTAAAACAAGGACTAAATATTAATGGCTAGTTTAATTTGGGAAGGTGCAGGTTGGATAACAACAACAGAAAACATGAAATTCAGGCTTAAAATGTCTGATGGCACTAATATGATAGATTCTGATGAAGGTGTTGATTTAATTAATATAGTAGAGCAACAAGATTTAAGCAAATTGTACATAGGGCAGAATGGAGATTTTAAATATTGGTTAGGGCTAGGCTACCTTGATTATAATTATGATGAGATGTGGACTGCTGCTGAAGCATATTATTCAACTTTAAATTTTCAACCAAACAGGTTTGCAAGTTTAGGAGGAGGAGCAGGACTAGTTAATGCTTGGGGAATTAACCCTTCAGCAGGTGGCATTCCTTTTTATGGAGGTTTTTATCCAGCTGTAGATCCTATTGTTGTTGCTGATATATATTGGGAAGTAACCAATTATAGTTGTATTGTAGAATTAGAGGTGCAAGCTCATACAGACTATTGGGGAGATAATATAGTAGTTTATACACATAGTGGAAGTGATATGTTCCTACAAAACATAGGGTTAAGCATAAATCCTGAAGCACCATTTGCTTCCTATGTAAGTCAAGGCACAAATGATACTGTGCCAAAAGAATGGGTAGATAATTATAATATATTAGTGGGCTTTGTGTTGACAATGGAAGGAGAATCAACAGGCTCAAAGGATATTTGGGCAGCAGACAGGGCTACTGTAGATAGTGCAATAGCAGATGGCAGAATTGCTTTTGACCAGATGACAATTTCTGTTGCACCTGTTAGTTTTCAAGCTGATTCTTTGGATTATACTGTAAGCATTTTAAATCTAGGCAGACCTGAATTTGTAAATGAAGCACAGCAAGAGCCATTAGAATTACAGATAAAATCACAAGATTATAATGGTGAGATAAAAATTTATTTAGTAGATAATGAAAGTATATCAGAAGTCAATGAAGCTATTGGAGATGATTTAGCTGATTGGTATGGTGAAATAACTGAAGATGTTGTTGCTCAATATGGAACACTAGATTATGATGGACAAAAAATTATAACAGATAGCATAGTTGCAGGTGAAACCAAAGAATATGAAATAACCTATACAGCAGATAATGTAAATATTGGACAAACAGATAATATGTCTATTTTTATTAAATATAATAATCCTGACTTTACAGCTTATGGAATACCTGAATCAGCAGCAGAATATCAATGGGAATTTATACAACCAAGTGGATATTTTACATATACAGATAATATTGAAATAGATATTATAGACGTGATGGCAGAACACATTGAAATATATAATCCATCAGACATCTTAATAACACAACCTGCAGATATAATGCACCATATATTTGGTCAAGAACTAGGCTTTGATAAAAATAATATAGACACAACTTCTAAAACAAAGTCTAGGAGCCAACATTCTAACTTTGAAATGGCTTTTTCAGTTAATGAGAAAATAGATAGTAAGAAGCTAATACAAGAAATATCTCAATCTTGCAAATCATTGCCTATTTTAGTTAATGATAATTTAAAGTTTATAACTGTAAAAAATACATATACAGGTACTGAAAATATATCAACTATAAAAGCAGATGATGTGTTTAATTATTCATTTTCAAGAACTTCAGTAGATGATATAGTTACCAAAGTAGAGGTAAAGTACAACAAAGATTATGGGCTAGATACATACTTGGATTCTCATATAGCAGAAGCAAGATTACCATTCTACTATGAAAATGGGGATATACATGACAATAATAGGCAAGATAATTACTACAATATAAAAATTAGTCCCATTGATGGTGAGCTAGATCATGTCAATAGCTTTTTAGATTTTGAATCTCCATATATAAGAGATTCATATTCAGCTAGTGTATTGGGAGATTATCTGTTTTACTGGAATGTCAATCAACACAATATAGTAGATTTAAAATTGCCTTTAAATTATTATGCTTTAGAGGTTGGTGATTTAATTGAATTTGATAAAATGATGTTAGGCAAAAAAGCCTATGGTGAAAAATATGTATTAGATGATTGGAAAGAAATGCCTGTAAGAGCAGGACAATATATCTTGCCTTTGTTTATGGTTACAGAAACTAAAAAAGGACTAGATTCTATAAAAATTAAAGCTATACAGTTACATCACATGGCTAATGATATGCTAAACTATAAAGGAGAAACCTATTATTACATAGATTTGCTAGGAAGAACGCAGCAAAGTTTGCTAGGAAGTGGAGATGTTAATGAAGATGGACTTACTAATGTTATGGACGTTGTTGCTATAGTACAGTCAATAATAGGTAATGCAACTCTAACAGATGAGCAATTTGAATTAGCTGATGTTAATTTTGATGGGCAGGTTAATATTTTAGATACTATTATTATTGTAAACAGGATAGTAGGCTAATGATAGATAAAATCAATACATTAGAAAAGCCTGTAGCATCACAAGGAACAATTAAATATGGTGATGGCAATGTGTTTTTTGAAACCAATGGTGAGGTTGCTGCATTTGAAATTGATTATATAGGTGCTATTAAAGGCATTAAAAAGTTGGGAGAAGGTTGGATTATCAAAATAGGAAAAAGTAAAGCTGTGATATTCAGTATGGCTCAATCAGAGCTATCTGAATTATTATTTACTTATGTAGGTGAACTAGAAATAACGAGGTGCAAGTATGTTACTTGGGATTTAAATGCACACCAAGCTAATATTGTTAATGTGTCTAGAGATACTTGGAACTCTAATTATGGTGAATTTCAATCAGATGCAAGAAAGCCTGAAGAAATAGTATCTAAAACAGTTATAGGAAGAAAAGTTAAAAAATCAAGTATTTAGGAGAAAAGAATGGCTAGAAGAACTATAGGAAAACCAAGATTTTATTGTGATGTATTTAGTTATTTAAAAAGCATAGGTATGTATTATGGAACAAGCTCAAAAGGCTTAATATCTGTAAACAATCAAGAAAAACCTTATACAATGAATCCTTACCAACCCAATGATTTTGAGTTAGATTCAGGCGACCATAAAGCCTCATTTAGATTTTGGTTAGACCAAGAGCCTTTAGATGATTCAAACAACATAACATCTATAGACCAAGATGAGCTTGGAAAATTATTAGCATATCACAACCCTGTGGGAACTGAAGGAGAACACCATTCATCAGGCTGGTATGCAGGTATTCTAGGACATAATTTAGTTAGTTCAGGAGTTGAGGCAGTATTTCAAAGATTCTATGGAATGGGTGAAGATTCAAATGGTGATCCTGCTTTACAGTTTTCAAATCAAACTCACTTTAGGGAAATTATTAATTTTGAAGCTGCCACATTAATTGAAAGTGCAGGTGAGGCAGGAAAACCAAAATATGATGGATTTTCTTTATGGGAAATAACATCTAAAAACTCAGGAAAAAACAGATTTTCAGTAGGAGAGTTTAAATTTGAAAATAATGATGCTACACAATATGTTAATTGGACTAATGGGGATTCTATTAAGATAGGTGCAGTTACTGCTGGAATATTTTTTGAGCCTGAATATGCTTTTGAACTACAAGCATCTGTGTCTAATAATTTTGAAGGGATCAAGACACAAACAACTATAGGTGGGCATAGCATTACTAATATTAATTATTTAGGTGTTCCAAACTGGGGAGATCAACCAGCTTGGACATTACAAAAAACAGATGGCAGAGATTACAGGCCTGTTGCCAACAGAGCTAGAAGGCAATGGAATGTTGGTTTAAGTTTTATAGCTGATGATAATATGTTTGACAAAGCAGGTAATGCTAACAAATTTTATAATGACAGTTTCACAGCTGATACAGAAGATGCTTACTCAGTAAATAATTTTGATACATCACTATCTTCATTTTTTAAATTAACACATATGGGCAAATTGCCCTTTATATTCTGTCCTGATTCACAACCATTAGATGATAGTGGCAATATAGATAAAGATAAATTAGAGTTTGCAATATGTAGGATTACTAACAAACCTTCCTTCAAACAGGTTGCCAATAACCTGTTTTCAACCTCCCTTGTTCTGACAGAAACATGGTAAACTAACAATACAAATCGCATACAATCAAGGCTCTTTTTAGAGCCTTTTTTGTTACTACATATATAATAGTTATAATTATTTCTCCTCTATAAGATAAAAAAAGTATAAAAAAACTATTGACATTAATTTAGGGATTAGGTAATTTAGTCTAGGTTAAAAATGGAGATTAAAATGAAATATAAAAAACTAAATTCAGTAGGCTCAATTATAGATACAGAAACAAAAATGGTATATCCACAAAAAATTGATAATACACCTGATTTAAATTTTGGTGTACATCTTGAAGATTGTACTGATGAGTGGTATGATTCTTTAGATAATAAAGATGAGAAAGTATTAAGACAAATTGTTCATAGTTAATAAAAAATATAAACTTGTTTGGTGCATACAAGGTAGAAGGGCAGCTTTAGGTGATACCACCCCAATACAAAATGCACCAAGAATTTAGGTTAAGGAATAAAAATAAAATGGAGATTAAAATGAAGAAAGAAAATCAAATAACACTAGAACAAAGAATAGAAGAATTAAGCAAATGGGATTTAGAGTTAATACTACTAAAACTAATAGAGGTAGATAAACATATTAATGTTGGTAGTAAAACAAGAAGGGAGATAATCAAGGCACACGATAAAGAGTTTAGTGATGTGTGGGGGGTTAAATAATGAGTGAATTAATATTTGACTTGATATATACAATAGATAGCTTTATTACTGGAGTTCTTAAGGTGTGTGCTATAATAGTTATATTAAGGATTTTAAAAAATAAGAAAGGAGTAATGAAATGCTTACCAAAATAGAAAAGTATCTTGAAAAATATGCACCAATTTTTATATCAATTAGTATGTATTATTTAATTATATTATTAGTTTGGGAGATCATAACAAAATGAGTGATTATTACATTAAGATAGATGAGCATACTCCATTGCTATTTAAGGCTTTGGTACAATACTCACCCTACAGGCAGAAATACTTTGCAGAGCAGTTAGGCATACAACCTAGCAATTTATCTGCATACCTCAATGGAAAAAAGAAGATGTCTAGAGAGCTAGCTGATGCTTTACTAGAACTCTTAGGATTCAATCCACAGAATCCATACATACATATTACTAATAAAATTCAAATGATAAATAAATAGGAGATAGAAAAATGCCAGTAAAAATACATGGGAAGGATTATAAAACAGTAGCAGAAAGAGTTACTGAATTTCACAAAGACCATAAAGATAATAAATCTATACTAACTGAAATAATACAATTTAAAGATGGTATTGTAGTTGTTAAGGCAGTTGTTAAGATTGGAGAAAGTATTTTTTGTGGACATGCTTATGAAGAATTAGGCTCATCACCAATAAATACTACAAGTGCATTAGAGAACTGTGAAACATCTGCAATAGGTAGAGCATTAGCTAGTGCAGGCTACTTAGGATCTGAATTTGCAAGTGCAGATGAACTAGTTACTGCTTTAAACAAGCAAAATACACCATATAAGGCTAAAAAAGAAGATTTGAGTGGTGATGGTTGGAGAGATAAACCAATAGGCTTTAAAAGTGGTAAAAATGAAGGTAAGAGTTATAGGGAAGTAGATGATGAAACTCTTACATGGATCATTAACGACTGCAAAGTAGAGGCTTGGAAAGAGAAAGCTATTAAAGAAATTAATATCAGGTCTGCTAAAGTTGAAGAAGGCACTAAGCCTACAGTCAGCAAAGAAGAAGCTGATAGCTTATTTGAATAATGAGTAAGAAAGAAGAACTACATATCTTGTGGGGATTGGTATCAAGAATTAATAATATGATACATGGGTATAGACCTAGAGGAAAAGATTATAAACCAAGAAGGAGAAAGAATGGAAATAATAGCAATCATTTCAGTATGTCTTAATGTGTTCTTAATAATTAAACTAAAAAGAACTCTAGATAAGTTAGATAGAGTATTTGGGAGATAATTATGAATCAAGCACTTGAAAGAAGAAAGGCTTATGGACATTTAGGTGAGATTGAGTTTGAGAAGTTCTGCAAAAGACATCATATATGGTACAAGCAGTATGGCATATCTAAAGAAGAAGGCTTTGCTATGGGTGATTTGTTTTTTAAGCTGCCTAAGTTAATACAGGCATCACCTGATTTTATGATGGTAAATAAGGACTTTCACTTTGTAGAATGTAAAGTAGCTGATAAAGAAACTGGGGATCATGTCAAGATTAAAGAATATGATTTAAAATATTATCAACAATATCATAGTTTAGCAGAAAGTAAAGGTGGTAGCTTATTGTTTCACATTCATAGTCCTCAATACAAAGAATCTTATTTAGTAGAGATGCACTATATAAGAAACTTATTTGAAAATGGTGATTTAGAAACTGGGCATTATCCTGAAAACCATAAAGAGTTTTATAAAGTACCTATGGAAGATATAAGAAGGTTTGGTACAAGAGTATGAGTAAAGAGCAATCAAGTTTTTGGAGTGAAGATAAAGCATATAGCTCTAGAACTGAGGAATGGGGAACACCACAAGACTTATTTGATAAACTAAATGATGAGTTTGATTTTACACTTGATCCATGTGCTAATGATGAAAATCATAAGTGTGATAAGTATTATACTATAGAAGATAATGGATTAAAGCAAGATTGGGGGGGGGCAGACAGTTTTTATGAATCCACCTTATGGTAGAGAAATAAAATACTGGGTTAGAAAAGCCTATAAAGAATCATTAAAAGGTGCTGTTGTGGTTTGCTTGATACCTGCAAGAACTGATACTATTTACTGGCATGATTATATTTTTCCTTATGCTAAAGATATTAGGTTTTTAAAAGGCAGGTTGAGGTTTGTAAAAGGAAATAAGATTGGTGATGCTGCACCCTTTCCATCAGCAGTTGTAATATTTAAATAATTATATTAAGTTAGAAACAAGGTTAAGGACTAAAAAAGGAGATTAAGTATGGCTAAGAGGTTTGTAGATACTTCCCTATGGAAAAGAAAATGGTACAGATGTTTACCACCAAAAATGAAATTGTTTTATTTCTACATGATAACTAACTGCGATCATGCAGGAATGTATGATGTGGATCTTGAACTTGCAGAATTTCAGATAGGAATGCCAGTAAAACAGAAAGATATTGATGAGCATTTAAAAGAGCATATTAAAGTAATAAAAGATGATAAGTGGTGGGTTAAGGCTTTTCCTGATTTTCAATATGGAGAACTAAATCCTAATGTGAAAGCACATGCTAGTGTTATCAAAATATTAACAAAATATAACTGTTTAGTAACTGTTCCAAACAGTTTGCATAGAGTACAAGATAAAGATAAAGATAAAGATAAAGATAAGGTTAAGGAGAAAGATATGAACCCTGATATATTAAAAGTGAGTGCAGCACATAAGAAAACAATAGGGTATAGAGAGGTGCAGTTTAAAAATATAGTAAGTGGCTTTGCAGAGCAGTATGATAAAGATACTAGAATAGCTTTTGCAGATTATTGGACAGAATCTAGTGGCAACAAGATGAGGTTTGAAAAAGAAAAAGTGTTTGATATTGCCAGAAGATTAGCTAGGTGGTCAAAAAATAACTTTAATAAGAAAGAAGAAACCACTAAATTTAAAACTGATAGCACTTCTAAATTTTTTATTGCATATTGCAGTAACAAAAAATGTTCAGAGTACAATAAGTCAGATTTTTATGATAAGTTTGAGCTGAAGCAAGACAGTAGATGTTGTCAATCTAAATTAATGCCTAAGAAACAATGATTACTAAAGAACTAGGATTTATCTATATAGCTAAAGGCAAAAGGTTTGTAACTAAAAAGGAAGCAGAAGAATATGCCAAACAAAAAAGCAAAATACAGAAAGCAGGAAAGAAGAAAAAAGAATGCTGCTATAAAAAAATACAAAAGAACTAAAAAGATTATTAGGAAAGCTAGGAATAGTATTAAAAAGTGAGGGAGGCTACCTTAACCTACTTCAAATCCCTACACACTCAATAGGGTTTGATCTCCATGCCTCCCTTACTCAAATGCAATAAGTGTGATAAGAAAAAAAAGCCTGAGCAGTTTTATAAAGTGCATACAGGCTATATGATTAAGGTATGTAAAGATTGTTATATAAAAATAAGAAAGAAAAGAAATGATGAAATCAAAAAAAGAAAAAAAGCATTTAAGTTATGGTAATGAATGTATTAAGTCTATTTAATGGAATGTCCACAGGGCATACTGCTCTTGATAATGTAGGAATAAAAGTAGGTAAGTATTATTCCTCTGAAATTAAACCTGCAGCTATAAAACTAACACAACACCACTATCCTGATACAATACAAATTGGAGATGTTAATAATTGGAGAGAATGGGATATTGATTGGAAAAGTATAGATATGGTATTAAGTGGTAGTCCTTGTCAAGATTTATCTATTGCTGGAAAAAGAGAGGGATTAGAAGGAGAGAGGAGTGGTTTATTTTGGGTGTTTGTAGATATATTAAATCACATAAAAGAGTTAAATCCCAATGTATTGTTTCTACAAGAGAATGTTGGATCTGCTCCAAAGTCAGATGTAGGTATTATGTCAAGAGCATTAGGTGTATATCCTGTTAGAATAAACAGTAAATTAGTAACTGCTCAATTAAGAGATAGATACTACTGGAGCAACATAAGAACTGCACCTGATGGAATGTTTGGAGATATTATTACTGACATACCTCAACCTAAAGATAGAAAAATTATATTAAAAGATATATTAACAGAAGGAAATGTTGGTAGAGATAAGCACACTTGCCTGATGGAACATTATCAAAAAGCATTTCATTTTGGAGAAAGAGATTCTAAAAAATGGCAAGATTATGCTAAAAAAAGAGTGCAAAACACAGGCACAACAACATTAATTGAAAAAAATGGTTTGGTTAGAATAGTTAATAAGGTAGAGATGTGTAGGCTGCAAGGATTTCCTGATGATTGGTGCGATATATTAACAGATGTTGAGGCAGGTAGTTTATTAGGAGATGGCTGGACTTTACCAATAATAGAACATATATTTGGGTACATAAATGAAAAGTGATACAATAGAGATAGACCATAGAGTATATTCTAGAAACATGATAGATAGATGGCATTGGTCTAAAAAACATAAATTAAAAAATCAGTATAGAATCTTAGTTAGGAATCAGATGAGGCTACACAATATAGAGCCTACTGAAGAAAAGTGCATACTTAGAATTAATTGCCATGTTAAGAGATTAATGGATTATGATAATGTGGTAGGTGGATTAAAACAATTTATAGATGCAATGTGTACTGAAAACTTTATCCATGATGATAGTCCTAAGTGGTTAGATGTTAGATTTAAACAAATAAAAGCACCTGATTTTAAAATAATTGTGGAAAGAGTGATACTATGATAGATTTAATATTAGATGACTGTATGAATGTGATGAAGAAGTATGATGATAACCACTTTGATTTGGCTATTATAGACCCACCTTATGGGATAGGAAGGTTTGGTAATAGGGTAGAAGTTTCTAATAGGATATGCAAAGAAGCAAAGATAAACAAATGGGATATAAAACCATCTAAAGAATATTTCAATGAGTTGTTCAGGGTTAGTAAGAATCAAATAATATGGGGAGCTAATAATTTTACACTACCTGAAACAGAGTATTTTATAGTATGGGATAAAATGCAAACAGTAGATAATTTTGCTAGTGCTGAATATGCTTGGACTAATGTAAAAAAACCTGCTAAAGTTTTTAGGTATTCAATACATCGGGTAATGTCTGATAGAAAAAAAGAAGATGGTAAAATACATCCAACACAAAAACCTGTTAAGCTATATGAATGGTTGTTGCATAATTATTCAGAAAAAGGGCAAAAGATATTAGATACACACTTAGGCTCAGGCTCAATAGCAATAGCTTGCCATTACTTTGGTGTTGATTTAGTTGGTGTAGAAATTGATGAAGAATACTACAATAAGGCTAAAGAAAGAGTTGATTTACTTACTAGACAAGAGGTTTTATTTTAAATTTCTTTCAAAAATAGTGTGTTGTTGATTATAATACGACTATGGCAAATGCACAAAATGCACAGAAAACAGACAAAAAGAAAAAAGACTTTATAGAGGCTTTAAGAAATAATCTAGGGCATATATCCAATGCTTGTGAGGCTGCTAAGATAGGCAGAAGAACATATTATGACTGGATTGATAAAGATAAAGACTTTAAAGAAGATGTGGATCATGTACAAGATTCATTGCTAGATCTTGCAGAAAGCAAACTACTTGAGAACATAGAGAACAATGAAAATACTGCTATAATCTTTTACTTAAAAACTAAGGGCAAGAAAAGAGGCTATATAGAGAAACAAGAACTTGAAGTAGTTAAGCCTATTGATGATATAGTGTTTGATGGCATCTAACTTAACAATATACAGAGAAGATTACTTCCCTCACCAATGGGATTTCTTAACAAGTAAAAAGCAAATCAATGCTTATGTAGGAGGCTTTGGGAGTGGAAAGACATTTTCATTCCTTCATTGACATAAGACCTTTATAAACCACATAAAGAGAAAAAATAAAGATGGGATTAGCAATGGCTGGATTATCTACCCTACTTACTCATTAGCAGAAGAAGTATTTATACCACCCTTCCTTGATATACTAAGAGATAAAGGCATTGATTATAATTACAATGTATCTAAACACAAAATCACAACAGCTTATGGAAATATTAAGATATTCCAAATGGTTAAGCCTGATAAGATTATTGGTGTATCTCTTTCTTATTGTGGCTTTGATGAGTTTGATATATCCAGTTACAGATACTGTGAATTAGCATTTAACAAAGCACTTGGTAGAATGAGAGATTGCGAAAACCCTGAAATTTATATCTGCACAACACCTGAAGGAATGAAGTACACTTACACCTTAATGGTTGAAAAAGCAGATGAGAATAAATTTTTAGTTAGGGGAAAAACAAAAGATAATGTATATTTACCAAAGTCTTATTTAAAACTTTTAGAAGAAAACTATGATAAAACTTTACTCAAGGCATACTCACTAGGTGAATTTGTCAATTTACAACAAGGTCAAACATACTATCAGTTCAACAGAGATTCCTGTGTTTCAGAAGTCAGTTATGATAGATCAAAACCTGTCAGAGTTGGAATTGACTTCAACTGTGAGCCTGAATGTGCAGTTTTATTCCAATTATACGAACAACAACCCCAAGTAAGAGTGTTTGATTGTATAGCCTTATCACATGGTGGTAGTGGTGATTTACTAACAGAAAGAATGGCTAATACAATTAGGCAGAAATACCCAAATAGTGAATATGTAGCATATCCTGATGCAACAGGAGTAAAGAGAGGAAGTTCAGCTATGTTTAGTGATATTGATTTACTTATTAAAAGTGGATTTAAGATTAAAGCATTGAAAACAAATCCTGCTGTAGTTGATAGAGTAAATGCAGTAAACAGAGCATTAGATGGCAACCTGATAATAGATCCAAAGTGTAAAGCACTTATTGAGGACTTAGAGAAAGTAGTGAATAAACAAGGAACTAGAGAAATAGATAAGAGCAACAAAGATTTAACACACATGAGTGATGCACTAGGATATGCAGTTCATTGGGAAAAACCAATCATCAAACAAACATTGGGGAGTATTAATAGACTATGATAAGACCAACTGGAGAACTGCTAGTATTAAATGCTAAGTATGATGCTAGTCAGAAAAGAAAAAACAAGTGGAAACAAAGCAGATTAGATGCACTAGAATATTACAAGGGCAGGAGTTTGCCTTACACTATGAATTACTTTGATGATACCTTGTTTGATAAAGTACCATCTGCTAATGTTAATGTTACTAAAAGAATTATTGATAGGGTTAGCTTAGTGTATATGAAGCCACCTACAAGAATTTACTCTAAAGAAGATACTCCCTTTTTATTTCACCACAAAGATTTTAAGCTGCAAAGAGCAGAAAGAATGTGCAATTTACTTGATGCTGTTCTAATAAAGCCTTGCATGAGATACAATGATAAGAATGAGCAGCACATTGAATATGATATTATCCATGACTATGAGCCTATATTTGGTGATGATCCATTAAAGCCTGAAGCTATTGTTTATCCTATAGCAAGTAAAGATACTGTGTTTGATGATACTCCTGAACTATGGGTGTACTGGGATAAAGAACATACCTATACATTTGATAACAATGGAAAGATTTATACAGATGAACTAAACCCTGATATGATTAATCCTTATGGTGTATTGCCATTTGTTGAGTGCTGGAGAGATGGTAAGCCTGAATCAAGTTATTTAGATACAGATGCTTCTAGTGATTTAATACAAACTAACACACTTATCAATGTAGCAGAAACCAATAAGAATGCTAATATAATGTTCCAATCATTTGGTTATATTTATGTAAATGGAAGCATGATAGAGAAAGATGATTTAGATGTAGGTCCTGATAAGATTAGCTTCTTAGGTGCAGATGGTACAATGAATCTAGTAAGTCCACCTAACACAGTAGAATCAATAACAAGTGCAGTTACTACTGCTTATAAAATGTTAGCACAGAATTACCACATAGATATTAGCTTTGTTGAAGGTACAACAGCTCAAAGTGGTGTGGCTATTAAGCTAAGAAACCAAGAGCTAACTGATGAAAGAATCTCTGATGTTATTAAGTGGAGAGAAGTAGAGAAAGAATTATTTGAACTGGAAAGGCTAATGATAGCTATTGATATGGGCAAAGATGCAGGAGAACTTGAGAAGATAGACTTTGAAGAAAGCATGGAAGTGTTATCTGACCAAGAGCAAAGAGATAAGTGGGAATGGGAGTTATCTAAAGGCTTGATTGATGAGGCAGATATACTAATGCAGAAAGATCCTGATAGATTTGACACAAGAGAAGTAGCACAAGAATATTTACAAGAAAGAGGTAAGATAGCAGTAGAAGCAGAAGCACCTGAAGGCTCACTTTTACAAGAATTAATTAAACCTGTGTAGATGGGAGTAGATGGCTTAATGTCAGATCAACTATTTATAGAACAAAATTCAGAGCTTGTTACAGATATACTACTACAAGTACAAGAAGAAACCATTGAACAATTATACAAACTGCAAGGGCAAAGAAAAGCTGAACAGTTTGCTATATTCCTACAAGATTTAGATGTTAAAGAAATAATAAGAGCAAAGGCAGCTAATGCTATTAATATTTATGATGCTTCTCATGGTGTTATGCTACAAACAATTCAAGGCTTTGCAGCAATATCAGAAGAAACTCTAGTAGCCTTAAAAAACTATAGCACAGGCTCTTTACTCAACCAATTAGATAACATGGCTCAGATTATTAAGAAAGAAGTGGTCAATGGTATTATAGCAGGAACTCCCACACAAACAGTATTAGAAGCAGTTAGAGGTCAAGGAGCATTGAGTAGAAGGCAACTACAAACATTAATAGATACATCTATGAATGAGTATAGCAGGAGTGTTACTAAGGTTATGATAGATTCTATGCCTAAAGAAACTAAATATGTGTACATAGGTGCATTAGATGGCAAGACTAGACCTGAGTGCTTAGAGATGATGTCAGCAGGAGAACAAACTAAAGCAGAAATAGAATCAACATTTGGTAGTGATGTTTTTATAAATGGTGGTGGTTATAATTGCAGACATAAGTGGGAAATTTCAGTACAAGATAAGTTTGGGCATGACCAAAAAGGTGCTAAAAAGTTATTAGATGAGAAGGATTTAAACTAATGAATATAAATAAAAGATTTATAAAAATATATCTTGGAGCAGCTATCTTTGTTTCTATAATAATTATTATTGTGTTTTACTCAGTAGATTTTGAAGCAATAGTTGATAAAGCTGAAGAAGAAGTTAAGGAAAAGGTGGAAGAAGTTAAGCAGGAAGTTCAGGAAAAGATTGATGTTAAGAAAGAAAAGATAGAACAGAAGATAGACAAAGCTGAGAAAGAAGTTAAAGAAAAAATAAAAGAAGTAGAGGACAGAATTAAAAATAAACTAAAGAAGATTAAGATTAATGGCTAAGGGTAAACAATTTAAAATACCTGCAACACTATTCAATAAAACATTTTGGAATCACTTTGGATCAGTAGCAGTCAATGCATATAGACATTATATATTTGATAAGACTAATCCAAGAATGTCTAATGATAGACCTTTTCCAGTATATTCTGACAAATATAAAAAAAAGACAGGTAAACTTAAAAGACAAGATACAAGTTTTGCAAATTCTAAAGCACCATTGCTAACAGGTGATTTAATGAGAAATACAAACCATTCTACAGATGCTAAAAATAATGCTATCTATATTGGGTGGAATGCAGAGGCTAATAAAGTAAAGTGGCTAAGAGATATGCAGCCTGAAAGGGTATTAACTAGCAAGGCACACCCATTCCCTAAAAAGATTACTGGGCAAAAATTAATGAAGCTATTTAACCAGCATTTAAAGAAGGTTATGCCTAAAGGAACAAGAACAACTACCATAGGCAAAAAGAAATAAATGTTTTTTATTAAGTATTTTTAATTATATTATAGCGAAGTTTTATAAACTAATTACTCACAAAAGAGGTCTAAAATGTCAGAAGAAAACACAACTCAAACTCAAGAAACTGAGGTAAATCAACCTAGCACAGAAGCTAGTCAAAACAATGTTCAAGATGGAATGATTCCTAGAAGCAGATTAAATGAAGTTAATAATAAATACAAAGATTCATTAACTCAGAATCAAGACCTTCAGGCTCAATTAGATAAAGTAAAAGCAGACCAAGAAACAGCAAGAATAGGTGAACTGGAAAAGCAGGGTGAATATAAAAAGCTGTTAGAAGAAGCTAATGCTAAACTTAAAGAATCCTCAGTTGTTGTAAAGGAATATGAGGAATATAAAACAAATAAGAGAAATACTCTTATGGAGCAACTAACTGAAGATAATGATAAATCTATTGCTGAGAGCCTTCCACTTGATAAGCTAGAGTTGTATGTAGGTAAGGTAACTAATACAGCTAACCCTTTGCCAACTAATACAAGTAGAGCAACTAGCCAACAACCTCAAGGTGACTTTGGTGGTTATGAATCTTATGAAGAATGGGCAAGTAAAGATCCCAAAGGATATAAAGAAGCTAACCAAACAAATTCAACTAAAGGCATAGTTATTGGCTATTAAAAAAGACCATTCTAAAATCTTAGGAGTTGATTATGATCCAAATCAGGACATGAAGGTTGATGTAAAGCCTGATGGTGATTGTGATGTAAAGTACAAAGGTCAAAAGATGGATTATATGACTTATGTAGATGAGATTGAAGAAAGGGCTGACAGGAATAGTAGAGGAAAATCTATTACTTCTAAATCTATTGGTACATTTGGAGGCTGGGGAGAAGGAAAGCTGAAGAAACCTTACAAAAGTTAATTTTATTTAATTTAATAGTAAGGAGATGAAGCTATGGCTTTAACAAACACAAGTACTGCTGCTGGTGGTCTAGGAAGAACCATTGGAGATGCAGTTATCGCATTTAATCATGTTAATGTGATGTTCCCTTTAGTAACTGTTCAACAGGCTGCTCAAGGCTCAAATCATGTTAATTTCTCAGATTGGACTAAACTGACATCAAGTAATGTTACAGAAGCTACTCAAGCAACTACAACTACAGCAGTTGCAATAACAACAGCAGCTAGAACTGCAACTATTTCAGAACATGTTATTGCTTCTACAGTAAGTGATTTAGTGCTTATGGGATCAGGTGATGATATTAGAGGTCAAGCAGGAACTGCTTTAGGTAATGCAGTAGCTGCTAAACTTGATGATGACTTAGTTGAACTAGGTAAAACATTTTCACAAACAGAATGTGGTGCAGGAACTGAACTTGCATTGTCACATATATTTGGTTCAATGAGGCAGTTAAAAGCTGCATCTGCTCCAATGCCTTATAATTTAGTTCTTTCACCTAAACAGGTGTGGGGTGCTAAAGGATTAATTTCATTGTTGCATGATGATGCTGTTACAGGCTCAAATGCTAAACCAATGTCTTTAATGGGATCTAAAGGTGATGAAGCATTCCAAGTTGGATTTGTTGGCTCTATTGCAGGATTCAATGTATATTGGTCTGACCAAATAGATGAAAATGTATCTTCAGGTGGAGATGCAGCAGGTTTTGCTTTTTCTTCAGGAGCAATAGGCTTAGGTGTTGGTGCTGAAGGCTTATTTAGAGTTAGAGAAGAAAGAGATGAAATGCTAAGAGCAGTGAACTATGTATGTACTGGCTTTTGGGGTGAAGTTGAGATTAAAGATGCTTATGGTGTCTATGTCTTATCTGATGTTTCATAAATCATAATATAAAAGGGAGTGGGCAACTGCTCCCTTTTACTTACAGGAGAAAAATTTTATGTCAAGATATTTTAAAAAACCAAATGGTGTTATTATAGAAGCAGCACCTAACCATGATATTAATTCACTAGAATCTAGGTTTGTTGAAGTAGATGCTAGTGGTAATGAGATTAAAAAAGAAGCACCAAAACCAAAAAAGAAATCCTCAAAGAAGAAAGGAGATAAATAATGGCTATAGTTGCTAAAACTTTTTTACATAATGATGACAAGATTGTAGGTGCATCAGGAGATGCTGATGGTATCTTGCCTGAAGATGTGCAGGATTGGATTACTGCTAATGGTGGAACTGTAGATGGTACATCAAATCTAAATGTTACTTGTTGTCCTTATGGTAAAAAAATATTTACTTTGATTGTTATAGACAATAATGCTTAATGTCACTAATAGATAACATTAAAAAATCAGAAGGTTTTAGGTCTAAGGTTTATAAGTGTACTGAAGGTTATGACACTATAGGCTATGGCTTTGCTATTAAGGATTTGCATCTAGATGAAGATATTTGTAATATGATACTAGAAAGAAAACTAGCAGAACTTAAAATAAGAGTTGTTAGGCAATTTCCTTTTTTTGATGACTGTCCTGAAGAAGTGCAAGATGTTCTCATGGAGATGTGTTTTCAAATTGGTGTAAAAGGTGTATCTAAATTTTCCAAAACTATAGACCATATTATGAGGAAGGACTATAGATCTGCAAGTTCAGAAATGTTGCTATCAAAATGGGCTACACAAACACCAAATAGAGCAAAGAAACTATCAGACCAAATGAAATATGCAAGATAGGCTTGGTTGCCCTAATTGTTATAGCATTCAGTTAATAAAGAGTGGTTGGGATTATGGGAAACAAAGATACCAATGCAAAAGATGTAAACATAGGTCTTCATATCCAGTAACAGATGTAGAACTACTCAGAGAAAATGTAAGATATAGAAAAGAAAAACAGAAAGCCCAAGATGTTACAAGAATAGAAAGAAAGGGCTTTAGAGAACATGCAAGAATTGAAAATGCTGTAGAAGAATACAGCAGAGAATTAAAACAGCTTTTTGAAAATTATAAACTACACAAGGCAACAAGGAAACATAAAAGTAGTAGTAAGGCAGTAGGAGTTATTCAATTTAGTGATGTCCATTTTAATGAACTGGTGGATCTTAGCAATAACAGGTATGATTTTAAAGTTGCAGCACAAAGATGTCAATATTTTGTAGAAAGGGCTAAACAATACTTCAAGAATGCTAATATAAGCAACGTAGTAGTGGCTTTAACAGGAGATTTACTAAATTCTGATAGAAGGTTAGATGAACTGCTAAACCAAGCTACAAACAGGGCTAAAGCTACCTTTTTATCAGTTGATATTATGCAGCAAGTAATATTAGACATAAACAAACAGTTCAATGTTTCTGTTGCAAGTGTAGTTGGGAATGAAGGTAGAGCCAACAAAGAACTAGGTTGGAGTAATGTAGTAGCTACTGATAATTATGATTACACTATTTATAATTGCCTTAGATACCTATTTAAAGATTCTAAAGTACATTTTATAGATGGTGATCCTAGTGAGATAGTAGTAAATGTAGCAGGGCAAAACTTACTAATGCTACATGGACATGGTGGATTGAGAGGTGGAATAGAAAAAGCAATCAATCAAATTATGGGCAGGTACTCAGCTAAAGGCATAGATGTTGATTATGTAATCTTTGGGCATGTTCATTCTGCAAGAGTAGGAGATAATTATTCAAGAAGCTCCAGTATGGTAGGTGCAAATGATTACTCTGAAAAGGCTTTAAATTTAACAGGTAGGGCATCTCAGAATTGCTATATCTTTTACAACAATGGCAATAGAGATGGAATTAAAATTGATTTACAAAATGTAAGTAATAAAGGATATGAAATTGATAAAAGTTTGGAAGCATATAATGCAAAATCAGCTAAAAAAACGAATAAGCAAGAAACAATCTTCAAGGTTGTTGTTTAATTCTTTCATGAATACCTCCTCCTATTTAGTGTGTTGTGTGCTTCCTTTTATTACAGGAGAATTATGTCAAAAACATTAATGGCAGGATTAAGTGGTATAACAGTTACATGGATAGAATGGTTGCCAGTAGCTGTAAGAGTTTTGGTGGGGTTAGCAACCTTTGCCTATGTATGTTTAAAAATTTATAAGCTATACAATAAATGAATGAAGAAGAATTACAAAAACAAGCAGAGGGTTTTCTAGGTAATTGGTTATGGTTATTTATTTCAGGTATAGCATTCCTTCTTTTCAAATCAACAATAGAAAGTGTTGTAGAAGGGATAAAAGTATTTTTAGGGAAGGACATTAATACAGATGATGTGGTTATTTTAGATGATAGACCTGCAAGAGTTATTAGAGTTGGATTATGGAAAACAACCTTTTTTGCCTATGATATTGGTACAGCCAATGGCAAACCTTTTGTCAAAGGTGGCACAAAGATTCAGATCCAAAATGATAAGCTCAAAGACCACATTATAGAAAGACCATTGCAGATGTTAGATTTAAGCAAATGGGAAGAAAAGCAATGATAAGAAGCAGGCTACAAGAAAAGAAAGCATTAGCCATAGTTAAAGGTGAACTTGATGTAAGGTTAAATAGCTTTGGTTTAAAGATAAGAAAACTAGAAACTGAGGTAAGAAACCTCAGATGTAAACTTAAAAGATTAGAAAATAAAGGAGAAGAATGATATGGACTTTTTAGGATTAGGATTAGGATTAGGTGGTGGTGGAATAGCATTATTTATATTAAAGAAAATACCAAATGACAAGATATGTGCTTTTGTTGAAGGATCATTTGAAAAGCTAGGAGTATTATTAACAGCAGGATTAAGCAAGTGGGTTTGGACTAAAAACTTGTGGAACAAAACAATAGAGCCTTATTTTATAGACCTTATTGATAATGTGATAGGTGGTGCATTAAGAGGCTTTGTTAAAGGACTAAGGTCAGATAACAAGTAATGTTACAGAAGCTCGTTATAAATAAGATTATTAATTTATTAGCTAAGAACTTTAAGCTATTTAAGTTAATGGAATATGTTGAAAAGCCTAATGAGCTAGACCACAAAGTAGTAGAACTAGAGAATAAGATATTAAAGCTAGAGAAGCTACAAGGCAAGATAAAGAAGATAGAGAAAAGGTTAGAATTGTTTAGAAAATGAAATCAATAGAAATACAAAATCTAGACCAGCATTTAAAACCACTTCAAGTTGATGGTGTATCTACTGGTCTAGAATTATCTACTGAAGGATTCAGAGTATCATCAGGTCAACTTGAGATTAAAAATCTAACATCTGAAACAGCTAAAGTTAATGGTGATATAACTGTTGATGGCAATATTGAGATGACAGGCTCAAGTGGAACAAAAATTAATATGTATAATGATGTATATTTAGAAGCTACTTCTAATAATGATTATTTAAACATTAGTGCTAAAAACATACTGCTTGATGCTTCAAGTAATTATGTTAATTCAGATGCAGGTATTTTTATTACAGCAGATAGTGGATATGATACAAAAATAGTTTTTATGGAAGGAGCAAGTACAAATTGGTCTATAGGCAATGATGGAGGAGAATCTACAAGCACTCTTTCTTTTTCATCAGGTCCTACTTTAGGAACTAATGAGCAAATGTCTTTAGATGCTGATGGGAACACCAAGCAAGAAGGAAGTGTTGTTATAAAAGAAAAAGTCC